ACCAAGACAAAACTGTTGTGGTGGACAGTCGTAGTTATGGGGAGGCGCACCTCACCAAGTTCCTACGATTGAAATAATTTTTTGGTAAACGTCCTGATAGCTGTCAGGACGTTTTTTGTTGTATAGCAAAACCCGCTGGAAGTAGAGAGCCAGCGGGTTTTGCTGTTTTGCTTTGTTTCTCTTATAGAGCATGCCTGACGTGTGATTAGACATGCTGTTGAGCGAAATAAAGTACCTTAACAACGTAGCACGAATTGAGATTAAGCTGATATCAGAAGCTGAAGTCTTTTAATTATCCGGAGAAATAAATGGATTAGTCTTGACGGAGATGATTAAAAGATGAGCGAGGGAGATTGTAGGCAAATTCTTAGTAGATGTTACTTTGGCTTTAATAAGAATAAATGAGCAGCCAGCGGTGGATGCGTGTCCACTTATGTAGTGTTAATTTTATACCCAAAAACTAACATTTTTCGTCTTACTTTTACTCGCGTAATTGAAATCGAAATGTCAACGTGTCCACCGCTGGCTGCTTAGAAAGTAATAATAAAAAGGAGAAAAACAATGAAAAAACTTAATATTGAAACTATCAAAACTATCATCATTACGATTTTAATTACAGGAATTATCGCGTTTATTGGCGGTATGTATTACCAAAAGCATCAGACTGAACAAGTCAAAGCTGAAGCGGCGACAATCGTCAAGAATGTCAAAGTTGAAGTGTCAAAACAGTAGCGATGACGAAGCGGCAGTCATCGCCTGACGAAATAGCCGCACCAAAGGTTGAAGCCTCGCCTACACCTCAAAAACCTGCTGTGGAGGCAGGGCGTGTAGGCGGCTGCGAAAGGTTTCAACCTTTACTTGAGAAATATGACTGGGACGTGCGCACTATGTTAGCGATTATGAGAGCTGAAAGCGGATGCGATCCGAATGTGACAGGTGATACAAGCCTGACATTTATACAAAACGGAAGAACGTATGGATATTCAGTTTCTCTGTTTCAGGTGCGGGTGCTGCCAGGTCGTGAAGCCTGTGACAGTCACGATCCAGCGACAAACATATCCTGTGCATACAGGGTTTGGAAGTCGCAAGGGTATAAAGCTTGGTCGGTGTATACGAGCGGAAAATATCTCAAATATCTATAAGGAACGGAGGGGGTAAAATGGATGATCCATTTATGATATGGACAGACGATCTTGTACCTGGAATGTCAGCCAGGACTATCGTAAAAGATGAGCAGCGCGTCATCGAATTTGATTTGATGGGACATGCAAAAGCCATAGTTGGTGTTGGGAGACATAGCAATGGCAAAAAATGGGCTACAATCTACGAACACGAAGCCGAGAATGATTTGCAAGAAATGGTCCTATTGCAATCAATTTTCTATCACTACAAAGTACATGGTTTTGACTGCGGATATTCGTTTGCCGGTACGACAAAACTAAAAGGTATTCTGTACCGCATTGGGCTTAAAGAAAGAGAGGAGTACAAAAGTGTTTATGATCTTGAAAAAGATAAAACTACTGTTTAAGCCAGAAGATTCTTTTTCTGACACCAAAGACGTATTTCAGAGCAGACTGTTTAATCGTCATATTTATTTTGTTCAGTGGTTTGACTACAAAGGTCGCATGCGGAGAATTTATTGTCAAAATCGCCGAGCCGCTCGGCTAGTGAAGAAGTCTCATAAACGACATCATGCCGAAATTATAGAAGTCGTACTGGATAAGGGTTATGTCTTAAGTGAGAGGGTTGTGTATTAAAAATGGATAACAATAAAGATTTTGCTGATAAAATACAGTATTTTGCAGCGGGTGTTTTAGTAATCTTGATAGCATTGGTGTTCACACTGCTGGGCGCGGCTATTGTTAAATTATTAATTTGGGTTATTAGCTTATAGAGAGAGAAAAGCATGTACATACTAATTTGGATACTATTCATAGCACTAATTCTTATTCTTGTAGCTATCTCAGAACACGAAATAGCTAAACAGGACAAAGAATGGATGAAAGAGGAGGAGAAATGGAAAAAGAAGTAAAACAACCTTACTACGAGGGTGACTATCGATCACTAGACGAGGTCGACACAGTAGATTTACTGGAGATGAAAGAGGGTGCATTAAACGACCTGAACGAGAGCGAACGAACTATTCATCGTATAAATCAGATATTAGCTAGCCGTGCAATTTACGCCACGCAATTGGAGCTATTTTAAGGAGTAAATATGAAACAGTATAAACTTCTAAAAGATTTGCCAGGAATTAAAAAAGGCACTATATTGTCGGAAGGCAAGTCGCTTTTTGGTGCAAGGACACTAATAACTAAAAACGACGTAGGTCCTATTTTCATCGGTAATGACCTTTCTGAAGAGCTCTTCGAGGAAATCGAAGAACCAACAGACAGTATTTATTGGAAGCCTAAAATTGGCGATAGGTGTTTTATTCTTGAGAATGCCAATATAAGACCAACAAACTACACTGGAATGTTACGTGATTACAATGCTTGGCACACTGGCAGGGTATTCCGCACTGAAGAAGAGTGCGAAAAAGCACGCGACCGCGAATTAGCCGAAGTCAGACTACGCCGTACATCAAACTTTAAGCCAGACTTTGAGAATGGCAAAGGCGGTTGGGTTGTTTTTTACAGTTATGTGGATAAAGAACTCCACTCTATGAGAGACATTTGTACTGACAGTGGTGAGCTCGTACGTTACGAAACCGAAGAAGAAGCTAAAAGGTCTATTGAGGAAAATGCGCGAGATTGGAAGATTTATTTTGGAATAAAGGAAAGAGAGGATTAGTACTATCTCAGGAACCAAGCAGGGCGGATTGAAAGCCGCTCAGAAAAACCTAGCAAGCAACCCTAACTTCTACGCAGAAATCGGACGAAAGGGCGGCTCTGCTACATTTGCAAGTCACGGAACTTGTAAGGGATTTGCACAAGATATTGAATGCGACTGCGACCTAATTGACGGTCCTCACTTTGTAAAAAAGTGTGCTGGTAAGAAGGGTGGTCGTATAAGCAAACGTAAATAAACGGGTACAAATCGTACCCTGTAGAAAACCATTTTGAGGACTTCCTCAAAATGAGATAGAACATTAACATCGACTGTAGAACTGGACAGATGATATGCACAACTCCTTTCTGGACGTGCCACACCCACCCGGCACGTGACCAAAAATCGTGGAACGTTGTGAGCCGCCTTTGTGGATTTGCGCGCAGTGCAACGTGTATCGTCTGTTCAACTGGTAGCACCAACGCACCTTTTTTGTTTACCGGGAAAAAATTGTATGCCTATTTTTCTATTCTACACAACTATCATTTGGTGCTATCAACTGGCGACATCAAGCCTTAAAGTAATTAATCAATGATATACACTTTGGTGTCGCCTTGCCCCAGTTCTGTGGTTGAAATTAGAACATATAACTAAATAGGAGGGATTGTATGTTTTCAATACATCCAATAGAGGTGATGTGGGCACAAGCCCCAGAGGAAATTAAATTAGAATTAGCACTAAATCTCATCACAGCAATTCTCAAAATATCAAAGGACAGACGTGCAGAGATTGTCCTTGATGATGGCAAATATGAGATTGTACTTAATAAGTTAGACTAAGGATTTATAGATGGAAAAGATTAAAGAGATGAGGAAGTAATGAAACGCAAAACATTTATTGAAATAATAGCACATATTCAAGCACAGCAGCGCAGAGATAGCGAGATAAGTCAATTACTAGGTGGTATAACCGACGAAACCGCTGTCTACATAACACAACTAGTAACTAATCTGGTTATTACGCTTGAAGATGAGTTTAATGACGCTGACCAAACAATTAGCTGGTGGCTTTGGGACGCACCGCATGCTGGCGAAGTGCCTGAAAGCTGCTATATTACTGACGAAAAGCGCCGCAAAGAGTGGCATATCACGGATGCTGGCAAGCTTTATGATTATTTGGTCGAAATTCAGAAATAAGTTTACGGCGCAAAAGAATACGATAATGTCTAGAATTAAATCAGCCAAACGCTACAAGATATGGGGAAGTAGAGGCTTCTGCTGTAAGTTTGAAGACGGATGTAAAGCTGCATATGTAATCGCTAACAGAGTATTCCGTAGAAAAACCCGACAATATCTTAAGCTTGTTAAAAATGGAAGGGAGATAGAATAATGACACCTAAAATCGAATGGTGCAATTGGGTGTTTGACTATATGGATACCAATAAATGGAGGATAAAGCGTGATTGTTGCGATGACGCAATATTGCTTGTCCGAGGCGACAGTAAAAACTGGAAAGCATATCAGGCATCGCTAAAGCCGTATCGTGTCGGAGGTTACCCTGATGCTGCCTCAATGTGTCCTAATTGCCACAAGTTTGTAAACGGTGTTAATCCATATGATGACGGTGAAACGTGGATGAAAAATGGCAAAAAAGATGGGATGGAGATATGAGCAGTAAGAGCTATAGCAATGGAATGTAAAAAAGGAGGTATTGATGAGTATTACATTTTTCAATCAATGGCGACAGTGGATTGAAACAGGCTCGTGGAATTGGAGTGAGTTTGATTTAATTACTATTGCGTGGGAGCGAGACAAAATCGCTGGAGACTGGGGATTTGATGTAGCCTTGTTTGGTCTAGGTTTTCATTTCTATTATGTTACAAGAAGGGCACTTGAGCATTATCAGGAAATGGTAGATGATGTAAAAAATAATAAGGAGGGCGAGCAATGATTCATAAAGTAGAAATATGTCGGAGGCTCGTTAGAAGCGTCAGATGATGAGGTTATCAAGGCGGAGGACGTGCTATGAAGAAAATGAAGCCTAACATTGACTGGAGCAACGTAGTCGTTTTCATAATGATGATTTTAACAATTGCTGTTGGGTCGCTGGTTATTTCTTGGCTATTGCAAGACACTGAACGCAGTAGGAATATCGAAGCCCATTGTAAATCGCTTGGTGGTGAAATGGGCTATTCGAAATGCTACAAAAATGGAAAGGAGATCTAAATGAAAATCATAGCAGAAAATCCAGCTGAAGAAGCCTTGCTGTGGCGTATTAAAGTCTTAAGCGACGAGTTGGTCAATCAAGATAATCGATCCACTAGTATGCCGATGTGGACGATCCTAGATAACAACAAAGCCGGCAAAGATTATGGCGCGGTTATGTACTTTACTGGCAAAGCCGCCGAGCAGCATATCGAGGAAAACGGTCATCATTACGATAATCCAACGATATGTGTTCGCAGCGCTCACGACAATCGAGAATTAAAAGACATTGTTCACCTGCTTATTCTAGCCGGTGGCAATGAAATACCAAGTAATCATTATGGAGTTTTGAGAGATGCGTGATATTAACTTCAATATCGCGGGTCAGGTCCCGAGTAAAAAGAATAATAAACGGATTTTGAAAAATTCACGCACCGGTAATAGATTTATTGCCAACAGTGAGAAATTTAACAATTGGCACGAGGCAGCCATGAAAGAGATATGTCTTTCCTCTAAGGCTTGTAAGTTTAGAAACGTGAAATGGGAGGGTCCCCTAGAAGTAATGATGGTTTTTTATAATAAAGACAGAATCCGTCACGATCTCGATAACATGGCAAGTAGTATACTCGACCTGCTAGTTGATGCTGGTTATTTAGAAGATGATTGCTGTGGAATAGTTAACCGCCTGATGATAAGTTTTGGCGGTGTTGATAGAAAAAATCCTCGTGTGGAAGTGACTATAACAGAGCTGGCGGAATAGCTGATTTATGTTATAATAATAAAAGTTATATTGGAGGGTAGCGGTGATGGATTTGAAAGGCACTGAAAATTATGGCTATGATGAATGGTTAGAGTTTTTTAGAAAAATACCTGCCGCTGAACTGATTGATTCCATAGAAGAACTAAAAGCGAGACTTCCTGGCGATGGATATGCGGCTGCTATGCGCTGGATTGATATCTTTGATAATCCTGGCAAAATGGACAAGCTTTATAAGGGCAGACTCGACAAAGAGATTGAAACCGACATTATGGATCTTGCAATCGGTGATGATGACGAGAAGTTCTATGAAAGTTTGATCCGTCAAAACGTTGAGCAACTTACCTCGTCAAGCATTTCACAACAAGAAGTGGCGAGGTTGTCTCAGAATATCAATATTTTTAGAAAAGAACTGCAGAATATTCGGTCCCGCCGTCCAAAATCTGGTTCGGTCCTGGAAAAGGTCCTAGCGAAAGCGGCAGCACCCTCTAATGCCGCGAAAAAAGCGAAAAAACCAGCCAAATCTACATCTAAAAAGGCTAAAACCGCGTCTAAGGCTGTAAGAGCGACGAAAAATAAAAAGGTGATTAAGGATACCTCTAATGCCGCGAAAAAAGCAAAAAAATAACCAAATACCACGAATTGATTTGTATAATCCTGGTAATACTGAAAAAGCCGAGCTTTTATTTGAGCTGCTTGATGAATATGGTATGACACTGCTTGAATGGCAGCGTTTGGTACTGCGTCGTTGGCTGGCTGAGGATGAGGACGGTAATTTCGTCAATCTTGATTGCGGTTTGAGCGTGCCTCGCCAAAATGGCAAAACTGAGATTATTGTAGCGCGGATTATCTATGGTATTATTTTTCGCAAAGCTAAGGGTTTATTTACTGCTCAGCAGCAGAATACAGTTGATGTTGTTATTAAACGTGTGCAAGATTTTTTCTATGAAAATGAACACCAAGAAATATTCAATTTATTAACACCGAGATTTCGTAAAAAGCCAAGGAATTATAAGTTTATTGAATTTTTGAATGGTGCTGAGTATCATTTTTACACTAGAACGCGCATGGGCGGTTTGGGATCTACTAACGATGATCTGATATGTGATGAGGCTGCAGAGATGCTTGATTCGCATCAATCAGCGCTGGTGCCAACGACTGCATCAGCTAAGACAGGCAATCCTCAGATTATCTACGCCGGAACGCCGCCAATGGCTGAAACTGTCGGTGAGGTGTTTGCCAGAAATAGACGGAACAAGCTAGAAGGCGCTGCTGGTGTTTGGACTGAATGGGGCGTTGAAAAGATTACTGACGTACATGACAAGGAAGCTTGGTTGGATACTAACCCCTCGCTGAATATATTTTTGCTTGAAAAGGTGATACAGACTGAAGCTGACAGTATGACGATAGATGATTTTAATCGTATGCGGCTTGGCTGGTGGGATGGTATTGATAATAAGCGAGCGATTAAACAGACAGATTGGGATGACCTTGCCACTGAGAAACCTGACTTTGATGACGGCTTTAAGCCTGTATATTCTGTAAAGTTCCCACCAAATAGAAGCTCGTGGTCCCTGGTAGTTGCGCAGCCGCTAAAAGATGGACGTGTACATGTTGAGGTGGTGATGAGTCGCCCGATGAGCGAGGGATTTCATCGTTTATCGAAATGGCTGATCGAGCGCTGGCGGCAAGCAGCAGTGATTATACTTGATGGAGCGACTGGAGCGCCGATATTATTTGAGGAGCTTATACAGGCTGGCATTCCTAAAAAGCGTATCATTCTGCCGAATATGAAAGAGGTGGTGGCAGCACATCAGTTTATGAGAGATGCTATTGACAGAGGTGAATTATCCCACTACGATCAGCCGCTATTAAACCAGACGGTCCGTATAACGAAAGAGCGATCACTTGGTCAACATGGTGGTTTCGGTTGGGAGAGTATGACTGATAAATTATCAACCGCGCCGCTCGACGCTGCAACGTTTGCTTTTTGGGGACAAAAAGTATTTCCGAAAAAACAGGTTACTGCTAAGGATAAAAAGATGAGAGCTGATCGCTGGCAGCAAGTGCTTGGCAATATCGGTCGGTCCTAGAGTTTTCCACAGGTTCACCAAAAAATCCCTGACTTTTTTCCATAAAATGTATGTAAAACGCTTGCATTGTGTAAGCAACTTTGCTATAATAAAGACAGTCAAGCGAGGCACATTAACAATTAGAGGATATAACAATGGAACAAATTACAATAAAAGCTTTTATCGGAAGCAATAACAAGACTAAAAAACTTGAGGTCGACAAGATAATATCAACCGTAAACACTAATCACGAAGCTTTCACTCTACAATATCCAGTCATCGGATGTTGGAGGGGTGAGACTGAACAAACAGCAATACTTTATCTGTCAGACGAACACTCAAAGGTGATGAACACGCTCAATAAATTAAAAGAGGTGTTAGACCAAGAAGCAATCGCCTACCAGATAGAGAATAAGATAAACTTAATATAAAACTAACGCCTCGCTTGGCGCTAAGGTCCTCTAAAGAAAGGAAAGGCTATGCCAATAGTAAATCAAATTGTAAAAAAGAATGGCAAGATTATCAAGTCTAAGGTTGAGATACCTACGCCAGTTTATAATGTACGAATCAAGCAGGAAGTATATGAACGCTTAGTTGTGCTAGCTGCTGAAAATGGTCGCAGCATAACCGGTGAGATAAACTACCGGCTTGAGCAATCGCTTAAAAAGTAGTATTATAGCTGGGCGATTGTTGTAATTTGCAGTCGTTGTTATAGAGCGCTCTGTTTGTCGGAGCGCTTTTCCTTTTGCTAAAACAAACCCCACCCTACCAAGCTCTTGAATTTGGCGTAGGGTTGATATCGTCTGGCAAATCATCCCCCGGCATCTTTGCCCCCTTGCGCCTGTTGCATATCCTGTGAGTGAGCTGTAGGTTATCTATATCATAAGGTGAACCGCCACGAGAAACTGGTATGATCTCGTCTAGCTCTGGTGACATCGGGCTACCTGCTGGCAAAGTCTTATCGACTTCGCGACCACAAATGCCACAAGTATCTTGCATAGCATAAACTCTTTTACGCAAATCCTCTCGCAGTTTTGGAAACTGTCGTCGTGGATCTTTAGCTGTTGCATACTTCCTACGCTGTGCCATAAACTTATTATAAAATAGTATGATACTTTTGTAAAAATATTGACATAATATAATTTTATGGTGGCGGGGAGGGTGTATATCCCGGTCCCAGAGGCGCCGAGCGCGGTGAGTGGGGCTATTTTCACGCGAGAAAAAAAACGAGTTTTTCTGGCGGGTGCGCGGGTGATTGATTTAAGGGGTAGATGATGGTATAATATGGGTATTATGACGGAGGGACAGCGTGACTATTTGGCTGATCTGGCACTGCGCAAAGGTGTAGTGTTGGAGGACACCGACAACAAGTCGGTTACGTGGGCGAGTAAGAAAATTGACGAGCTAAAGGCGATGGATGACGCTGAGTTTTTAGAACCGACACCAGAATTTTCAAAAAAGGTTACAGCTACCGTAGATAATATCATCAAGGGGATACAGGCGTGGACTTTTCAGAAATAACGCTGGATGTTGCTGGCGATATTAATAAGGCTATAGCGGCTATTTTACATGAGGGTATTTCGCCAGATGAAAAAATAGAGCTGGTGGCAGACGTATTGAAGCGGGTTGGTCGCGAGCTACATGGCAAGCTGTATTCACTATCGAGTGAGGTGTTTGGCTCGGCGGCGATGCTAAGTGGCGGGTATAGTGCGGAGATGGCTGATCAGGCGGAACGGCTCGCAGTTAAGATCGTGCGCAACAGCGCGCTGAATCGGCAGACTGCCGCGATGCTGCTGAAAGAGTATTGCGATGTGGTATTGGCGGCGGCGCAGCACGAAGCTTTTACGAACGCGAAGTCGATGCAAAAACACCCAACATTGACGCGGCGCGCTAATGTCGGCAAGCCAGACTGCGCGTGGTGTCAGAAAAAGGCTGGAGTATATGTTGATCCGACGAGCGATGATTTCAAGCGGCACCACAAATGCGACTGCGTGTTTGAAGTGAGCGGTTATAATTCGCGCAATGGTGTGCTAAAGAATTTTAAGAAAGGATAATTATGATCGGTATAGATATTGAATTTAAGAACAGACCTAATGAGGACGGCACGCTGTCGAGCTTTACGATCAAGGATTGCCTGGTGTCGCAGACGAGTACGCCGACCGCAGCTAAGCCTGAGGTGATGGTTCATATACCGAAGACTAGCAGCGAGACTGTCGATGGCGCGTGGTTTGACTATAAAGGACATTCTTATCACGTCGTTGGTACGACGGTACCGTTGATTAAAGAGAACACTCCGTCTAGGTGGGACAGATACTGTATCGCGCAGCGGATATATTAAGACATCCTGTTGTGGACATGTGTATAAAATGGTATAATATAGTAAATAACCAAAGGAGGGTATTATAATGATTATTCGTAACAAAGAGTCTAGCGAAACAATTGAAGTGATGGATGGCACCATTATCGCTGAATCTGCTTGGGAAGTAGTGGGGTCAGAGCCGGCTAGCGATGAAGAAGACTCCGAAATTGAATCTGATACTGAAGTCGAAACTGAAGATGCTGGCAAAAATAAGAAAAAGTGATATAATATAATCATTACAACGCCACGCTTGCGGCAAATGCGGATAAATAAACTATTTATTCGCATTTTTTATGG